CGAGCTTTCCGACGACGTTCAGCACCTTCTCCACCGCAGGCGCGAGAGCATCGCCGAACTTGTATTTCAGACGCGTTGCTGCCGCCTCAAGCCGAAGCATGTTCGCATTGAACTGCTGCCCTTTAGCGAGCGTTTGCGCGTCGAAGACTAGACCCATTGCGCGGGCCTGTTTGACGAACTCTTCGATGCCCTTTTCGCCCTTTTGGAGCAGAGGAAGAAGCGATTCAACACCGAACGCGCCGGCAATCAATCCTTGCGCCTGCACGTTGCCTTTTTGGGCGACGATGGCATTCGCAACTTCCTTGAGCGCGAGCGTCGCGTCGACCGCGCCATCCTTCGTGCGATGAAGCGAGATGCCGAACTTCTGCATCATGACGAGCGCGTCCTGATTGCGCCCGTAGGTGGCATCTTCGATCGTGCGACCCAAAGACTTCAGGCTACCGGTCATGTCGTCAGCAGACAGACCAGCGAGCTTCGCAGCACTCCGATACGCCTGCAGATCGTCCGTCGAGACACCCAGAACGCCAGATGTGCGCTGCACCTCTGCGCCCATCTTGCCGAATTCGTTGGCGAGCAGGGCAATGCCGGCGATGGAGCCAAGGCCGGCAATGGCCGTCAGTGGCGTGATTACCGACGCGACGGACCGTGCCGTATCAGCCGCAGCCGTGCCAAGCGATTTCATCGACTTGCCGACGCGATCAAGGCCGATCTCTTTGCCGAAGCTTGAGAACGACGCCTTGATGTCACGCGCCGGCTTCGTGATACCAGCAATCGACGCCTTGATCTTGCGGACGCTGGCCGTAGCCTTGTCCACGGCGGTGATTGTCACCACAAAAGGCGTAGCTGCTGCCATCACTGCTCCATTTGTTTCTTGTTAATGCGCTCAGCCTCTTGCAGCCACCAGGCCAGCCGGGAAAGGCGCAGATTCCACGCATCCTCCGGCCCCCATCTGAAAAAGTGGGTAACGTCTGCGACTACGCTTCCACAGCCGTCTGGCCATCGTCGGTAAAACCCCCGAGATACTCATTCGCCTCCGTGAAGTCACGTTGGCAAAGCTTCTCGACGGCAAGCTTCGGCACTGCTGCGACGAGGCTGATAAGCATGATGCCGATACCGATGTTGGTCGACGCCGACATGGCCTTGTCGAGTTCTCCGGCAGTCGGCTCGCGCAGATTCAGTGAGTCGTAGGTGATAGCCGCTTCACCCGCGCCGATCGTGACCGGCTTGCGGAGTTTCAGGATTTTTTCTTCTGGTTGCATATCAGTTCTCCGAGACTACCGGGCCTTCCCACTTCACTTCGAATGTGGCTTCGGCGGTCTTCACCTCTTGAACGTCGACGGTCCACATGTTGCGGCCGATGATCGTCTTGCCGTTCGCAAGTTGCAGAACGACCGTCGAGTTGGTCATCGAGTTGAACGATGCGACGCTTAGATTTTTTGCGTCGCGCAGCGTCGCCGAAATCATACCGGTCGACGGCTTCTCGCTGTAGCCGTGAACAGTGTCCTGTCCGATCAGCGACTCGCGCTCGACCGTTGAGACGCGGTAAGTCAGATCGGCTTGGAGCATGTAGCTCTGGCCATCGACCGAGATGAAGGCAATCCCGGCCAAACGATTTGTGTTGTCAGCCAATTTGGCCTCCAAATGAAAAAGCCGCCTGGAGGCGGCTTATGTTCGACGGGGATTGGTTACTGCAGGCGGAACTGAGCCAGAAGGGCAAAAATGCGCAACTGGTTGATCAGGGTCCCCGGCCACAGAACATCAACGCGGTTCGGGTTCTGTGCGTTCTGCTGCACGATGAGCGCCTGCGCGAACGCCTGAGACTTCTGCACATACCCGTTGTACTCGAGCGTCTGATACGCAGCGATCAGATCGGCTCGGATCATGCTCGGCGTCACGATGTTTGAACCCGGCGCGAATCGCGTGCCATCAGCGGCCAGCTTCACGCGCGCGTACTTCGTCGTGACGATCGACGCCAGGTTGCGCAGCACGAACATCAGCAGGAACATCGTCTCGACTTCGAGATATGAGTTATCCGGCTGACCGAATGCGTTCTGCTGGTACGTCGTGATCGCGTTTTCGATCCGCACCGCACCATCCGAGCCGACCGTGAACGTCGAGATGCCGTCGTACAGGTTCGTGTTCCGTTGCGACAGCGAGAACTGCGACGCGAGCGGAGGCGCCATAACGTCGGACAGTGCAACCGTCTGCAGCGGCACGCCAGGGTCGGCACGCAGGCTAACAGCCGATGCTGCTGCGAATGCAGCCGCCCACTTCCATACCGGAGTAGGCGAGTCGTTGAAGCCCATGCACGACTCGTGCTGGTTATTGCGCGTGATGCCGAACGTCGTCAGCGCCGACGAGGTGCCGCGGTATCCGAAGAAGCAGTGACCGTAGACCTGCGTGCTCCACGACCAGCGACCCGTCGTATCGTTCAGGAACGACTGCAGCGCATTGAGCGACGTCGTATCGGTGTACGGGCAGACGATGAAGTCGAATGCCTGGCTTTGCAGGTTCGCGAGGCCGGTCGTCAGGCTCGGGTTCGTCGCGCCGCTCGCCATCGGAGTGATGGTGAACGTCAGGCCGGTCGGCGTCACTTGACCGCCAGCCGCGCCAAGGTAGTTCGCGCGGATGTCGATGTCGTTTCCGGCGAGGCCTTTGTTCTTCGCCGTGATCGTCACGGTCGTCGTCGACGCCGTCGCAGTCACCGCCAGATCGTTGATCGCGTTGATCGCAGCAGCAACCGCCGTCGCAATCTGGGCCGTAGTTTGTGATGCCGTGATGGCGACCGTCACTAGCATGCCGCCGATGTACAGAGAGAGCGTGCCGGCGGCTGTCGCCGCAGCGGTGAAAGCGATTGTGCCAGTCGCAGCAACAGCAGCCGCGTCGTCGGCCAGCGGCAGATACCACACTTCGCCGAAGTTGTCGTTCTGGCGATACGTGTACGTCATCTGCGCGAGCATCGAACCTTGGCCGCCAGCCGTCTTCGCATCGGATACACCTTGCGAGATGACAGGAACGTTGGGCGCAGCCGTGCCTGACGCCGTAATCTGGCCGATGATCAGCGCTCGCTGATTGGCGGTCGCGGTGTTGGCTTGCGATGCGTCGACTTCTGCATAGAAGAGAGGGACGCGGATATTCGCGGGGATCTGCTTGAATCCGATAGTCATTCTTTGTTACCTCCGTTCTTCGACTTTGCGGGAGGCGTCAGCGTCACGTCTCCGTCGCGCAACAATCGGTTCCAATGCAGATCGAACTCTCCGACCTCGAGACCTTCGTTTTCGTCGAGCAATTGCATCGTGGCCGGGTCTCGGACTTTGAGACCCAGCGCGGGATAGACCTTCATGGGGTGCTCCTCTACTGAGGCAGGTTAATTGTCAAAGCGCCCTCATTACGGCCATCGGGACCGGAGGTGCGTGGTGCCGGATTCACGGCAGATGGGAAAGGCGGATTTGCGTATGTACCGTTCGGATCGAACGGTGCTGCCATATCAACGTTGATGTCGACGGTCTGCAGCGGATTGGTCGGGATCGGGTAGAAGTCTTCCGGACCCTGATAGAACTTCACTTCTATCGACATCGCCAATTCGGCAATCGGCATCGATCCTTCGGAACTCGTGTTGAGCTCGGAATCGACCGTCGTGAACTGCTCAATGCGCTGCCCACCGTTCGGATCAGCCCAGATCAGCGGGTTATTGATCAGCGCTGTTTCGATCTGAAGCTTCAGGGTTTCGGCGGCGGCCAAGGCTGCGGCCGAGCCCGTGTCAACAATCCCTGCGGGAGACTGCACGCGAGCAACGATTTCGACGGTCGTGTAGACGTCGAATTCAGGCGTATTCGGCCCAAGCGAGACCTTCCGCTCTTTGCGCGCGTGAACGAGGATGTTCGGATACGAACCCGGTGCGGTCGGCCAGTCAAACGGCGAATAGACGGCTTGCCCAGCATACGTAGCGCCCTTCAACGCCGTCACAAACAGGCCGCGAATATCTGCGGATGTCGTCATGGCGATGAGACCTTGGAAAGCATCAGTTTGGCGCCGCCACGGCTATCCGTGCGAACCTCGCGTACGACGAAAGTCGTATTGATGCTCGCAACGAAGAGTTGATCGTTTTGCGCCGGCAGAGATGGGAACTGGGACAACTGCACACCGAGGACCGCAGACACATCCGTCACGCCCTGCGATGCGTCCTCGAACATCACTTCCTTGAGGTACGCATCGTCAAAGATGCCGGTGACAGAATATGAACCGCCGGCATATGGCCTGTACGTCACCACCTCACCGAACACGCCCATCAGCGGGCCAATTACGGTCTTGTCCCAGTTCACAGGCATTAAGCCTCCGAACGACCGGACAGCAGGACTTCAGGACGCGTGCACAGATACAGCGGGTATGCATACGCTTCCATCTTCCACCACATGCGGCGGTCGCGATCGATGATCGGGAGAACGTAGACCGGAGCGCCAGGCTGGTTCACGAACTCAGCCGATTCCCCCGGAGCCATCACTTCCTGGAAGATGCCAGGCGCGTTGACCGGGAAGAACTTGACCTTGTCGTCGGCGATCTTGACGGTCGTGTTGTCGTCCGAGCCGCGGTAGTTGACCCACGTGATGCCGTCGAATTCGAACGAGTTAAACGCGTCGCCGAATGCATCGTTGCGAATGTCCCGCGCGCCTTCCCAGTTCAGGAACGTGCGGATCACGTC